GACGAGACCGAAATCTCCGCAGGATTTAAGAAGGAGAAGGCCTCCGAAACCCCTGGGTCTACGGCGTATAACTTGCACTTGAGGATTTCCTCTTTGAATGTCCTGGTGCTGCGGAAGTGAATGGTGGGATCCTTGACTGCTTCCGCCCTCACGTCGTCCTTATCCAACCCGAGTCGATCCAGCATGGCGTAGTACTTCTTGCTAGCGCCGTAGTTCATGGAGAGAGTTGCAAGCAGCGGGTCTATCTCCATCTCTCCTATTGCTGAGTGAAACTGCCTGTGAAGATCCTGATGAAGAGGCTCGGAGCTTAGATACTTGTAGAGAGCTCCTCTCCACCCTGCGATTCCGCAGAGGAGAGGAGGCTCCATGATCTGAAACCCCAGAGTAGGGTGTGGTCTCTTCAGCAGTTTCTTCCTGTATATTTCGAATGCTGATGAGCAGGATGCGCCCTGACATGAGTACGCTAGCTCTGCCTGAAGCATCTGCACTTCTGCAATTGTGATGATCGAGCAGCCATTCTCCAGCATGCTTGCTCTTAGATTGCAGTTGGATTGGACTCTCTTCTCCAGTGACACGGCCTTCTGGACCTCCATGGCTGCGTTCACGAACTTGAGGCCGATCGAGAGCTGGTTACCCTTGTATGTCCAGACCGAGTTGAACTCCTCTAGTCCTCCTAGAGCTCCCACTGTCGACTTCTCCTGAGAGACCCTTGCGCAGAACAGGGGGTAGAGATGTTCAAGAGCGTAGTGAGAGCTCATTAGCATGGTGACCAGCCGAGAAGCTTGATTTGGGGGAGCAAAGCATGTGGTGAGCAGGGAGAAATCGTCTGAGGAGCACTTTGTGTTCACGATGAGGGGGCCTGTTTCGAAGCCCTTCCTCCCCACGTTGGCCTTCCAGATGTCTTCCAATCTCACGGTGAACATCAGCTGAAACCCGGAGTGCAGGCACGAAGAGGTGTAGTGAAGGATGCCCTGCATCATGTTCGATCTGTTTCGGATGCACGTCCCTTGTTCTTTCTGGAAGAAGATCCGCTTTGTGTCGGGGTCTGACTCTAGGAACTCCTTCTTCATCTCATTCATGATGGGAGCTGTTAGGCTGCTCTCATTCTGTCTCCGCATCCACTGGTCTAGCAGCTTTGCAGGCATCTGCAGCAGTTTGAGAGTGAC